AAAAACATGTTTACGATTAGGTAGTAGAATCATTGGTAAATGTATGATGGGCTCAACTTCAAACGCATTAGATAAAGGTGGAGAAAACTTTAAAAAATTATACAACTCGTCAGATGTCACAAAAAGAAATAGAAATGGTCAGACAAAGTCTGGACTATACTCTCTTTTTATCCCAATGGAGTGGAACTACGAAGGATTTATTGACGAGTACGGAGTTCCAGTTTTTACTAACCCTAATATCGACAGATTCGCACCAGACGGTGAACTAATAGATGTAGGCGTAATAGATAACTGGCAAAACGAAGTTGATGGCTTAAAAGAAGATCAAGACGGTTTAAATGAATTTTACCGTCAGTTTCCAAGAACTACAGAACATGCTTTTAGAGATGAAACTAAAGGAAGTATATTTAATTTAGTTAAAATATACGAACAGATAGATTACAACGAAGANATGTCTCAAAGTTTAGGCGTAACTCAAGGTAATTTTCAGTGGACAAACGGAGTTAAAGATACTCAAGTAATATTTTATCCAGACCCAAAAGGAAGGTTTAAAGTAAGTTGGGTTCCACCTCAACAAATACAAAACAGAGTTATACTTAAAAATGGTATTAAGTATCCAGGTAATGAGCATATGGGTGCCTTTGGTTGTGATTCATACGATATATCAGGTACTGTGGATGGCGTAGGTTCTAAAGGCGCTTTACACGGTTTAACTAGGTTTTCAATGGAAGATGCTCCAGCTAATAGCTTTTTCTTAGAATACTTATCTAGACCACCAACAGCTGAAATGTTTTTTGAAGATGTTTTAATGGCTTTAGTATTTTATGGCATGCCAATATTAGCAGAAAACAATAAACCTCGTTTACTGTACTATTTAAGGCGAAGAGGTTACAGAGGGTTTAGTATGAATAGACCTGATAAGATATGGAACAAATTATCTGTAGCAGAAAAAGAAGTGGGTGGTATACCTAACTCAAGCGAAGATATAAAACAAGCACATGCCGCGGCAATTGAAATGTATATCAACGATCATGTAGGTGTTAAAAAAGATGGTACTTTTGGTGATTGTTATTTCAACGAGCTTATTAATGACTGGGCAAAGTTTGATATAAACAAAAGAACAAAGCATGATGCGTCTATAAGTTCTGGTTTAGCTATAATGGCTAACAACAGGCATTTATACGCACCAAATGCAAAGGTTGAAAAACCTAAGTTAAACATAACGGTTTCCAGATATACAAACACTGGAAGCAATTCACAAATAATAAGATAATATGGCGTATTCTAGTAAAAGTTATTTTCCAAGTCAAACAGTAAGTGACGCTGAAAAGCTTAGCTATGACTATGGTTTAAAGGTAGCTAAAGCTATAGAGCAAGAGTGGTTTAATAATGATAGAAGTTCTAACAGATATAAATCTAACCACAACGATTTTCATAATCTTAGGTTGTACGCTAGAGGTGAGCAATCTATTCAAAAGTATAAAGATGAGTTATCTATAAACGGTGATTTGTCTTATTTAAATTTAGACTGGACGCCAGTGCCTATAATATCTAAGTTTGTTGATATTGTAGTTAATGGTATGTCTGAAAGGATGTATGATATAAAAGCTTACTCTCAAGATCCATTTGGAGTTAGCAAAAGAACTGCGTATATGGATTCTGTATTAGCTGATATGCGTACTAAAGATTTAAACGCTTTTACAGAAATGCTTTTGGAATACAAATATCAGAGCACGACGAAGAAATGCTACCTGATTCAGAAGAAGAGCTAGCACTACACATGCAGCTTTCTTACAAGCAAGCTGTTGAGATAGCTGAAGAGCAAGCTATAAACACTTTGTTAGATGGAAATAAATTTGAATTAATAAAGAAAAGATTTTATTACGATTTAACAGTTCTAGGTATTGGAGCTACTAAAACTGGTTTCAATACATCAGAAGGAGTTACTATAGATTATGTTGATCCAGCAAACTTAGTTTATTCTTATACAGACTCACCTTACTTTGAAGATATATATTATGTTGGTGAAGTAAAAACTATCCCAGTTAACGAGTTAGCAAAACAATTCCCTCATTTATCAGGAGAAGATCTAGAGGATATAATGAAGAACAAGTCTAATAATAGATCTAATTACAACTCACAACACACTTACGACAAAGAAGATACTAACACTGTGCAGGTTTTATACTTTAACTACAAGACTTATATGAATGAAGTTTATAAAGTTAAAGAAACTGGTACTGGTGCTGATAAGATTATACCTAGAGACGATTCGTTTAATCCACCAGAAAACATGGAAGGTGGTTTTAGTAGGATGCTAAGATCTATAGAGTGTTTGTATGAAGGTGCTATGATTCTTGGTACTGATAAGCTGCTTAAGTGGGAGATGGCTAAAAACATGATGAGACCTAAAAGTGATTATACTAAGGTTAAAATGAATTATTCTATAGTAGCACCTAGGATGTATAACGGCAAAATAGATTCATTAGTTAAAAAAATTACTGGATTTGCAGATATGATTCAGTTAACACATTTAAAGCTACAACAAGTAATGTCACGCATGGTTCCAGATGGTGTTTATTTAGATGCTGATGGTTTAGCTGAAATAGATTTAGGCAATGGAACAAACTACAGTCCACAAGAAGCTTTAAACATGTTCTTTCAAACAGGTTCTGTTATTGGTAGATCATTCACATCTGAGGGTGATCAAAACCCAGGCAAAGTACCTATTCAAGAAATACAATCGGGTAGTGGTGGTGGTAAGATGCAAGCTCTTATTGGCAACTACAATTACTATTTACAAATGATTAGAGATGTAACTGGTCTTAATGAAGCTAGAGATGGTAGTATGCCAGATAAAAACGCTTTAGTTGGAGTTCAAAAACTAGCGGCAGCAAATTCAAATACAGCAACTAGACACATGTTACAGGCTGGTTTGTTTTTAACAGCAGAAACTTGTGAGTGTTTATCGCTTAGAATATCTGATATACTAGAGTACTCACCATCTAAAGATGCTTTCATGCAAGCTATTGGTGGGCATAATATGGCTACGCTTGATGAGATGTCAGAATTACACTTGTATGATTTTGGAATATTCTTAGAGTTGTTACCAGATGAAGAAGAAAAAGCTTTGCTAGAAAATAATATTCAAATGGCATTGCAACAAAAGATAATAGATTTAGAAGATGCTATTGATGTTAGAGAAATAAGAAATGTAAAGCTTGCTAATCAAGTGTTAAAGATTAGAAGAAAAAAGAAGTTAGAGCGAGATCAAAAGATGCAGCAAGAAAACATACAGGTACAAGCCCAAGCTAATACTGAAGCTCAACAAGCAGCCGCTCAAAGTGAAGTACAAAAAAATCAAGCTATATCTCAAAGTCAAGCACAGTTAGAACAAGTTAAAGCTGAATTAAAATCTAAACAAATGGAGTTAGAGGTTCAGCATAAAATGAAACTAATGCAGTTTGAGTTTGAAATTAATCAACAACTTCAAAAAATGAATATGGAGCAAGTTGATATGAAGGATACGGTAAAAGAAGACCGTAAAGATAACAGATCAAAAATGCAAGCATCACAACAAAGTGAGCTTATAGACCAAAAACAAAACAACAAACCGCCTAAAAACTTTGAGTCATCAGGTAATGATATACTAGGCGGAGATTTTAGTTTAGGCGCATTTGATCCTAGTTAGAATTATTAATTATTATTATATTATATTATGGAAGAAGAAAATGAAAAAGTAATCGAAGAGGTTACACAAGAAAACCAACAAGATCCAGGTGATGAAAACACGGTAAAAGTTGATGAAAGTAAATTTAAATCAGCTGCGGATGACAGCATTATAAAAATAGATTTAAGTAAACCCCTAACACCAAAAGAAGATGAAATTAAAGAAGATAACGCTGACAACAGCGGAGTGGTTGCAAGCACTGAAGATGCCGAGCCCACACAAGAACAAGAAGAAGTACAACCGGAAGCAGAAGCACAGGAAGCTCCAGTATTAGAAGAAATTACTGAAGAAGAAGTTGTAGAAGTCGAGGAGCAGGTTGAAGAAGCTATAGCAGAAGCTGAAGCTACAGGAAAACCATTACCAGATAATATTCAAAAGTTATTAGACTTTATGGAAGAGACTGGTGGAGATATAAATGATTACGTTAAGCTTAACCAAGATTATAGTGACATGGATAATGATGATCTATTGCATGAGTACTATAAACAAACAAAACC